CCGCTGGCGCGCAGTGCTTTCCCCGCCTCGCCTGCACGCTTCGTGGGTCGGTTTTCATGCAGATGCAGCGGGGAGCTCAGGCCGCGCCGGGACAGGGCTGGGAAGGGAGTGACGGGACGGGAAAACGCATGCAAAACCATGCACCCTGTGGATGCATGGCTTAATTCGGGAAAAATAGCGGTATTTTCGGGGATTTTTTGCGGAACTACTTACTGGCCAGTTCCGTGCGCCGGCGGGCATAAATCAGGCTCTGTGCGGGGGTGTATTTTTCCTGATTATCCACCCGCGAAGCCGCGTCAGGCCTGAATCCGATGGCCGTTAAAATATCGCTGTCTTCTGCCGAATAATTAATATCTTCACCGGTACTCAGCCACACGGACAGCGCTTCGCGCAGGTAATGCGCCGAACGGTCGAGCGCATGGCCGGTCAGGAGTGCGGGCTGCTGGCTGAGTCCCATCAGCTCCGGGGCAAGCGTGGCGGCCAGCTCTGTCCCGTGTGCCTGCATAAAGTCATTCAGCCGGTTGCGGATACTGATGCGCTGTACCGCTTCATGGGCGCGGATATAGCGCCCGGCGGCCTGATTTATCTCCCATTTTTTGACATCGATAATGTCGCGCAGTGTCTGCATTCTGCCCGATATACGGTCATCCCCGGCCAGCACCTGTTCCTGATATTCCTGCTCTGCGGCCGCCAGTTCGGCTTTACGGTTCAGCCAGGCGGTTTCGTTCTTCTGACAGGCTTCAAAGGCCTGCTGTAGCGTAAGGGTGGTCATGGTCAGTTCTCCCCTGATTAATGACGGTATGGCGAGCTGTAGCAGCCCTGCACTTTACGGGGGGCCGGGGGTGTGACCGGCTCCGCGACAGGCGGTGCTTTCTCCGCCGGGGGCCGGATAACCTCGTCGATGGCTTCAGTGGTGCGGAACGTCGCCGAGCACTCAATATTGGTGCACTGGTGATAGCGCTGTTTGACGTTCTCCGACAGATAGCGGGAGGTGCGGGCATGCGCCGACTTTTTGCAGAACGGACAGTGCATCATGGCAGCAGCCCCCGCGCTTTCAGGTCAGCCTCGCGCTGACGCATTTTCTCCTGCCAGACCTTACGCTCGCCGGGCGTGCTGGCGGCGTCGTGGTCCATATGCGCAAGCGCGACGGCCGGGAAGCCGGTCAGGGAGAGCACCGGCTCATCGGCTGGCGTGACGGAGAAGGCGCTCACTTTCCCGGTCAGGAAGGTCACCACCTGATGCATGACCTCTTTCTCCGGCTCGATATACCCCTGATGGCCGGTGGTGTTGGCGAGCGGGTTTGCCATCACCTCTGCTTTCAGCACCATCGCCCGGACCAGTGGCCCGAGGGTGTCATTCAGCGCGCGGTTAAGCTCTTCCTCAGCGTATTTACTCAGCACAGCATGATGCGCCTGGCGGAATGCCCGCGCGGTGCTGTTGCAGGTGGCTTTCAGCTGGTCACGTTCAAAGGCCAGCACTTCGGTCAGGTTGTGGCATTCCTGCGCCAGCTCCCGGCGGGCCACGCGTTCGATATGGCCGCTTTTCAGCTCATCGGTCAGCATAGCCCCCCCGGCACGGAAAGCGGCGCGCCAGGTGCGGGTATCGCTCCCGTTGTCCTCCTCCAGCTCCGCTTTCTGCTCCTCCGCGCGGCTGATGGCCGTCAGGGTGTCCTCCATCCGGCGGGCCTGTTCAAGATGGGCCGCTCTGGCGGCGGCCAGTCGCTCCAGCGCCGGTTTCAGGTAATCAGGGATAAAGGTGGTGTCGGTCATGGCAGGTTTCCTCGTGGTTTCAACATGAGGTGATTCTGCCGGGGCACACACAACAACACGACCTGTTGCGGTTGTGGCAGTACTGGCACAAACAGGACGTTAAAACCCGGCTTGCCAGAGAAAGGTCTCAGGAAAAGCATACTCACCGTTTGTTTTTTTACTGTTAACTATTCACCACTGTTCACCATAAGAAAAAATACAAGTAATACAGTAAGATAAAGGGTGAACAGTTGAGGGGTTGACTGTTCATCCACTGTTCACCACTGTTCACCACTGTTCACCTTTCTGTTTTTACGATGCTCTGCCTGCTTAGATTTTTTGGTGATTAAAAAATAAATATATATATCTAAAAGCAATCATCGGTTTGCCAAAGAATTATCAGGGATTGTCAACGATTGTCAGGGATTGCCACTGTTTGCCATTTGCTTGTTAACAGTTTGTTGTGTGGTATTTCGCTGCAAAAAGACTTGTTGCCCTCGGGGAAAATATTCACAAAATAGAGAGCTACCCGAAGCCGGACGGACACGATCGGCACTGTATGGACTTTATGAGGTAGCCCGATGCACACCGCTTTTTCTTCCCCGTCTTCTGCCCCTGCCGCGCCGCTGATGCCGGTTTCTGATGCCATTCAGGAGCGCTTTATTCGCCTGCCCGAAGTGATGCATCTGTGCGGACTGTCCCGCTCCACGATTTACGACCTCATCAGCCGGGAGGCTTTCCCGAAACAAATCTCGCTTGGCGGAAAAAACGTGGCGTGGGCGCAGTCGGAAATCACCACATGGATGGCAGACCGTATCGCCGAACGCAACCGGGGCTATGACGCATGATGATGCCCGTTCCGCAAAAAGCCCCTTTTTCTGGCTTGCTTCCCTTCGCCGTTTCCAGGTATAGTTTTGCCGCTGTCGCAAAATCGGCAGCCGGGCGTAGGAACCCGAGTTACTCAATGGCGACACCAGACGCGCCATGCGTCTTTTTTTACGTCGTTGCTCAGGCACACCCATTTTTCGGGCTGTGGTGTTTACGCACACACCGCAGCTCCAGCAAGATAATGGTGGTCCGGGCGGGGCAGCCTTCGGGCTGGCCGGTACCCATTGAGGCCGGTATTCCTACCCCCGTCCGGGTCACCACCCATGAGTGTAGGAACTCCGGTGGTGGCAATAACCGCTACTCAATGGAGGCTGCCATCATGGCTACAATCCTCACCCCGTCACACCCGCAGTTTGTCTTTGTGTTTGCCGCCGTCCGTCGCGCAGACCGTCAGCCCCGTATCTGTATGCTTCGTACCGTTGCCGGTGACGAGCACGCCGCACGCCTTTCCCTCGTTCGCGATTACGTCCTCTCGTTTGCCGGTCGTCTGCCGGTGGCGGAGGTGCGCGCATGAAACAGCCCGCCATCACCGTCAAAGACCTCGAATGCCTGGAGCACCTGCGTAACGTCGGTCAGTTCGTCGGCGAGCTGATGCAGGTGCAGGACTGTACTTCCCTGCGTCGTGACCCGACCCAGCAGTTACAGCTCACCTCCGTGATTTACCTCATGACAGCCCAGCTCGACGGCGTGGTCGAGCGCTGCAACCACCGCTGGTTCACCGGGGAGGGCAACGTATGAAAACGCCTCTGCCACCCGTATTGCGTGCCGCCCTGTATCGCCGCGCCGTGGCCTGTGCCTGGCTGACCCTGTGCGAACGCCAGCACCGCTATCCTCACCTCACCCTCGACGCGCTGGAAAGTGCCATCGCCGCCGAGCTGGAGGGCTTCTACCTGCGCCAGCATGGCGAGGAAAAAGGCCGTCTGATTGCCTGTGCGCTGCTGGAAGATTTGATGCAGGCCGGGCCGCTGAAAGCCGCCCCGTCGCTGTCCTTCCTCGGGCTCGCCGTGATGGATGAGCTCTGCGCCCGCCATCTGACATCGCCTGTACTGCACTGAGGGAGAAAAAACCATGAAAATGAACGTAACTGACACCGTAAAACAGGCGTGCGGCCACTGGCCGCGCATTCTCCCGGCGCTGGGAATGAAGGTGATAAAAAACCGGCCTCAGGCGTGCCCGATTTGTGGCGGTGATGCCCGTAGTGACCGCTTTCGCTTTGATGACCAGGAAGGGCGCGGCACATGGTACTGCAACCGGTGCGGCGCCGGTGACGGCCTGAAACTGGTTGAGAAGGTGTTCGGCATATCGGCACCCGAGGCCGCCCGGAAGGTGAACGCCGTCACCGGCAATATGCCGCCGGTGTCCCCGGAGGTGACAGCGGCCGCAGAGGCCGGAACGGAGGCCGACCGCAAAGCAGCGGCCGCGCTGGCCGTCAGACTGCTGGAGAAAACCCGCCCGGCCACCGGCAACGCCTACCTGACCCGCAAGGGCTTTCCCGCTCTGGAATGTCTGACGCTGACCGCGTCTCACAAAACCGGCGGTGTGGCCTACCGCGCCGGTGATGTGGTGGTGCCGCTGTATGACGAGTCCGGCGTGCTGGTTAACCTCCAGTTTATTAATGCTGAGGGGCTCAAGCGCACCCTGAAAGGCGGCGCGGTAAAAGGAGCGAGCCACACTATCGAAGGGAAAAAACAGGCCGGGAAACGCCTGTGGATAGCAGAGGGCTATGCGACGGCCCTTACCGTGCATCACCTGACCGGAGAAACCGTCATGGTAGCGCTGTCGTCCGTGAACCTTCTTTCTCTGGCGAGCCTGGCCCGTCAGAAACACCCGGCCTGTCAGATTATCCTCGCCGCCGACCGTGACCTGAACGGCACCGGCCAGACTAAAGCCGCTGCGGCCGCAGCAGCCTGTGAGGGCGTTGTCGCCCTGCCGCCGGTGTTCGGTGACTGGAATGATGCGATGATGCTGAAGGGGGAGGACGCCACAAGGAAAGCTATTTATGCCGCTATCCGGCCAGCGGCCCAAAGCCCGTTCGACACCATGAGCGAGGCGGAATTTACCGCCATGAGCGCCAGCGATAAGGCGATGCGGGTGCATGAGCATTACGGCGAAGCGCTGGCCGTGGACGCCAACGGCCAGCTCCTGTCCCGGTATGAAAACGGCATCTGGAAGGTGATAACGCCGTCTGATTTTGCCCGCGATGTGGCCGGACTGTTTCAGCGCCTGCGCGCCCCGTTCTCGTCGGGGAGAATTGCGTCGGTGGTGGAAACCCTGAAACTGATTATTCCCCAGCAGGAGGCACCGGCACGCCGTCTGATTGGTTTTCGCAACGGGGTACTCGATACCCAAAGCGGCCTGTTCAGCCCGCACAGCAAATCGCACTGGCTGCGCACGCTGTGCGATGTGGATTTCACCCCGCCGGTAGAAGGGGAAACGCTGGAGACCCATGCGCCGAACTTCTGGCGCTGGCTCGACCGGGCGGCCAGTGGCAACCCGACAAAACGTAACGTGATTCTGGCCGCGCTGTTTATGGTGCTGGCGAACCGCTACGACTGGCAGCTCTTTCTCGAAGTCACCGGCCCCGGCGGCAGCGGGAAAAGTATTCTCGCCGAAATCGCCACGATGCTGGCCGGAGAGGATAACGCCACGTCAGCCGATATCGACACGCTGGAAGACCCGCGCAAGCGCGCCTCCCTGATTGGTTTCTCGCTCATTCGTCTGCCTGACCAGGAGAAATGGAGCGGTGACGGTGCCGGACTTAAGGCCATTACCGGCGGCGATGCGGTCTCCGTTGACCCGAAATACCAGAATCCCTACTCGACGCACATTCCGGCGGTGATTCTGGCCGTGAACAATAACCCGATGCGCTTTACCGACCGCAGCGGCGGCGTGTCACGTCGCCGGGTGATTATCCACTTCCCGGAGCAGATAGCCCCGGAAGAACGCGACCCGCAGCTCAGGGATAAAATCGCCCGCGAGCTGGCCGTCATCGTGCGCCAGTTAATGCAGCAGTTCAGCGACCCGATGAGTGCCCGCGCGCTGCTCCAGTCGCAGCAGAACTCCGACGAGGCGCTTAGCATCAAGCGCGACGCTGACCCGACGTTTGATTTTTGCGGCTATCTGGAGGCGCTGCCGCAGACCAACGGGATGTTTATGGGTAATGCCAGTATCATCCCGCGTAATTACCGTAAATATCTCTATCACGCGTATCTGGCCTATATGGAGGCCAACGGGTACAGGAATGTGCTCAGCCTGAAAATGTTCGGGCTAGGACTGCCCATGATGCTGAAAGAGTACGGGATGAATTATGAGAAGCGGCACACAAAGCAGGGGATCCAGACCAACCTGTCGCTGAAAGAAGAAAGCTACGGCGACTGGCTGCCGAAGTGCGACGAACCCACCGCGACTTAACCTGTCTCAGACCGGCAACTGCCGGTCTTTTTGTATCTTCCCCTCCCTCAAGGGTGAACAATCCACTGTTCACCCTTCACCGTATGTTCACCCTGTATCACTATGAAAATATTAATAAAAAACCAAAGGTGAACAGTGTGAACAGTTAAACCCAAAAAAACTTTTTACCCCCCCCCTCATCACCATCGTATTGCGGTGATGGTCGCCGGAAACAGGCCAGAAACGCGCTGAGGTGAAGAGTTGACTGTTCACTCTTCACCAACTGATCACCATCTATCATTATGATATTAAAAAGAAAAATAAGCAGGTGAACAGTGTGAACAGTTAAATGCAAAAAAACTTTTTTTGCGTATGATGTTGCTATGCAACTTCATGAGAAGATTTAAGCAGTGGACAAGACCAGAGATTTCATTCTAGAAGGACTCTCCCGCTTTAACCTGGCTGATTTGCCAGGACGACCTTATGACTGTGCTTTTGACCTCTTGGCTGCAACACCATCGAGAAAACGGCTGATTATGATGGGCTTTAATGGCTCGTTAGCTGATTCATGCATGACTAATCGCCAGGCCATCCTTCAAGATTATGCACATCCTTTTATTTCAGGTATTCAACAAGGGGTACAAGGAAAGTGGGGGATCACTCATCTTGCCAAAAGACTACAGCAAATACCTTCTTGCCTCGGTTATAGCTGGGAGGATGTTATTTATACCAACGCATTAATGATGTGTTCTCAGAATGCTGCAACCCTGAGAAGAGAGGCAGCTTGTCACGACACTACAATGAATGAAATCGAAGCAAACTCAATGGCATTTTTTGAGCATGTAACAGCCCATTTGAGCGAACCAGATTTGATCGTTGCATATAGCAACAGTCTCCTGTCACTCTCAGCCGCGAGTTTGTTGCTAAAGCACTTTGGCGATGCAACTACTCTCAAATTTTCTCAGCCGAAAGGCTACCACACTACTTTCGCGTTTATGGCCAATCTTAACAGTAGAAATATCCCGGTTATCTGCGTGCGACACATGTCACGATTCAAACCTGAAGAGAGTTATATCAGGGCGGCTTTCAAATTAATGGATTGTTAAGTTTTGTTCCGGTAAGGATCCGTATGACGGAACCTAACCGGTTAAGAATAACTATCCATAAAAGGTATATGCTTCAACTCGTTATCCATACAATGGCAACAAAATGTCTGGGGGCACAAAAAGGGGCATATTTTTGATTTTTCAATATTAAATCCTTTTGTATCAATTGATTATGGTGAGTTTTGAGTCCGGCCTTCGCACCATCGGAACATCAATAGACGTCGACGGACGTCTTTTTTGTGCCTGAAATCCGCGCTACGCAAGGCTTTTCGCGATTCTCCTTTCAACAGAAGTCAATCTGAGTCAACCTGTAAGCATCCCGGTAAACCGGACCATTCACATTTAGAGATCTTCCGGCATACTGAATATATCCTTGGAGGAGATCGCCATACGCAAAGCCCGATTCACCGAACACCAGATCATCGCCGTTCTGAAGTCCGTCGAAGCCGGACGCACCGTCAAAGATGTGTGCCGCGAAGCCGGGATTTCTGAGGCCTCGTACTACAACTGGAAAGCGAAGTTCGGCGGTATGGAAGCCTCTGATATCAAAAAGATGAAGGACCTCGAAGATGAAAACCGCCGGTTGAAACAGATGTTTGCGGACCTGAGCCTCGAGTGCCGCGCATTGAAAGACGTTATTGAAAAAAAGCTTTAAAACCAGCGATAAAGCGTGAGTTGGTCAGCTATCTGACCGCGCAGTTTGCCATGAGCTTACGTCAGGCATGCAGGATATTGTCGCTGAGCAGGACGGTATTTCGTTATCAGCCGGATACGCAACGTGATGAGCCAGTCATTATGGCGCTGACCGTGGCGGCTGAACGCTATCCGCGATACGGATATAAAAGGTTTTTTCAGGTCCTTCGCAGGCAGGGCAACGCCTGGAACCATAAGCGCGTTCACCGGATTTACTTCCTGCTGAAACTGAATTTTCGCCGTAAGGGAAAACAGCACCTGCCGGTGCGCAATCCGGCTCCGCTGGCAACGCCAGAGGCGATGAACCAGAGCTGGTCCATCGATTTTATGCACGATGCGCTGGTGTGCGGCAGACGTTTCAGAACCTTCAACGTGGTGGATGGTTATAACCGGGAAGCGCTGGCGATCGAAATTGACCTGAATATCCCGGCGCAGCGGGTTGTCAGAGTGCTGGGCAGGATCGTGGCAAACCGCGGATATCCGCTGAAGATGCGGATGGATAACGGTCCGGAGCTGGTCTTGCTGACGCTGGCACAATGGGCAGAAGAGCATGGTGTGATGCTGGAATTTCTCAGGCCCGGCAAGCCAACACAGAATGCCTTTATCGAATGATTCAACCGGACGTACCGGACAGAAATACTGGATTTTTATCTGTTCAGAACCCTGAACGAAGCACGTGAAATTACAGAGCGCTGGCTGGCTGAATATAACAGCGAGCGCCCCCATGAATCCCTGAAAAGCCTGACGCCGGAAGAATACCGGCTGATGGCTGAAACCCCGGAAATCTCAAAAAGTGCGTGGAACTAAAACGGGTGCGCTTACACCAACGCAGAACGGATTTTTTGAGAGTTTTAACGGACGCTTTCGCGATGAATGTCTGAATGAGCACTAGTTCAGAGATATCGGTCACGCCAGGAAAACCATTAATGTCTGGCGGCAGGATTATAACGAGTGTCGTCCACATTCAGCACTAAATTATCAGACGCCATCAGAATTTGCAGCACGATGGTGAAATGGGGAATTAAACAGTTAGAAAACAGATATTACTAACTTACGGTTATATCGAATCCTGGGGGCTGGTCAATTATGGTGAAAATCGTGAATGTCAGCTTATTTGTAGTCATATGAGTCATCCCGCTGGCATTCGTTTGCTAGATGACCCTATAAACTGTTATTGTCAGCCGATGAATCAAACAGAGTTTTTTATAATTTAAATGCTCTGTCCCGGGGTCCAGAGCGGTTCCAAAGGATAGGTATAATATTCATCATCAGCATGATTTTCATCCCAGATAAGTTTCCCTCTTTGTGTAATCCCTTTCACATGACGTGTATTTCTTTCTTCAAAGTAGCCACATGCTAAATGTCGAATCTGCGCATATCTAACTGCATTTATGCCGAGGTGATCCCATATCACTTTGTTTTTTATGGCGAAATTTATTCCTCCGGGATATTGTTTGCTGGGGTATGCTATAACATAAATGTCAGAATTTTTTTCAAAGATACAATTGGCAACATATGAAGTTATGTTGTAGTTATCGCTCATTAGAGAGTCAGAAAGGAATTTGTCAGTTATAAGTAATCGGGTTACTTCATCAGGATTGCAGGCATTGATCAATTTGTTAATTGATTGTGATTGATTACCCAGAAGCATTCCTCTTCCTGTAACTTGAGTATGTGAAAGTTCCCCGATCGGAAGAACTTTTATGCTATTATAGATACGAAAAGTAGCTATAGTATAATAATTAAAGCTATTATTATAATTTTTTAACTCGTTAAGTGCAGTGT